TGTTGCGTCTTCCAAATCTGGAAATTTTGTCCCGCAAAATTTTTGGCAATCTTGAAATATAAGAGTTTGATTTTTCTGTGTCCCAGTCGAAGATCGAAAAGGGGCCTCGCTCCTGAGACAGATCTGCACTCTCTGTGTACGCAGCGATACGCAGGGCATCGTAAATCTTATCAATTTCTTCAAGCGCCTCATCAGAATCATAACTAAGGCTCAAGTTCGCTAGCGCATCTGCTAGACCGTGTGTGCCTAGGCCGGTTCTGCGACCGTTCTTGCAGGCATCGAGTAAGTTATTCCACATAGCCTTCTCATCTTCTGTGTCACATACATCAATTATCTTCTCCAACTTTTCAACTTCAAGTTCTACCAGGTCATCAGAAAGTCTTTGGGCAGCAGAGACTACCTCTGCAAAGCTTTCATAATCAAACACTGCTTTTGATGTGAATCGATTCTTGACAAAGTTCTTCAGGTTGATCGAAATTAAGCGGCACGAATCGTAGGCAGAAAGAGGAATCTCACCACACGGATTGGTCGTCAAAGTTTTAAATCCCTTGTCTGCATATTCGTGTGCCGGCAGATTGTTTATGATATTGTCCCACATCATGAGTCCGGGCTCTGCTGTTGCCGTTGCGGATTCTACGATAGAATCCCATAATTCTTTTGCATCAATCTCTTTGGTATATGTTGGTTTATCAGAGTCAACGGGAAATTGTAAAGTAAACTTTTCTTCGTTTTCAACTGCATGCATAAAACTGTCGCTGATTTTAACAGAAACATTTGCTCCTGTGACCTTTGTTAGGTCATGCTTCATGGTTACAAAACTTTCAATATCTGGGTGCCTGACATCCATCGTCACCATAAGGGCGCCTCTACGGCCGTTTTGTCCAATCATCCTGCATACATAAGAATAAAAATCGGCAAAAGACCACGCTCCAGTAGTTGTGCCCGCGGAGTTGTTAACTGTTGTGCCATCGGGACGGAGGTTTGAGATGTCCAGCCCTACACCACATCGTCTTTTGAACAAATTAGCTAGTTGTTTTCCTGAATCCATTATAGATGACACATTATCGTTTGGTGAATCTACGACAACACAATTCGACAACGAAACATTGACATGATTGTTTCCGATCCCCATCATGGGGGAGCCTTGTGGTACAATATATTTAAAATCTTTCAATAGATCATATATTTGATCTTCAGAAAGGGCTCTGTCACCCCCGAATTGGGCTTCAATTCTTCCGAATTCTTTTGCCAACCTCTTGTGCATATCATCCGGCGTTTTTTCTAGGAATTCGCCTTGTTTATTCTTTAAGGCATATTTTGTCATCCAAACATTGGTGGCCAGCTCGTCGCCATCAAAATAATCTAACGTAGAATTTAAAGTTTCTTGCTTTGTGTGTTTCATAGTGTTCCTTTATTTTTATATTTTGTCATTCTATCTCTCAAAAATTCTTTCTGTTCTTTTACAGTATTAACAATAATCCTGTCTTCATCTGATTCTTCTAAGACATCGATGTAAACTCTGGAAGTATCCATTTTTATTGGATAACTTACTCCATCTGGCCCATTTCTGTTTTTTGCCACAAATAATCGACCACCGTTCTGAGCCTTATTTTCTACTGTTCTGGATACAGAAAATATAAAGTCTGCCACAAAACATTTATTAAAGGCTTCAGAAATCGATTCCATAGTTATCACCTCAGCGTTCAATCCGGACCTGTTGGTTTGAGATGCTGTCCAGATAGGACATTCAAACTCTTGCCCTATGGCGCGGAGATCTTCATAAATAGTCTCCAACTCATGTCTTTTTTCCTTTCTTACAATGGCTGGTCGAAGTAAATCTGCATAGTCAACAATGATCATATCAACCTTGATACCTTGTTGCCTCAATCTTTCTAAATGATTCTTTATAGTTGCGGGTGATGCACTCTTTGTGGGGTACTCTTTTACGATCAATTTGGACTCTAAATTTTTTACCATTTCATATACATTTTCTTTATATGAATGCAAGTCAGACATGGGCACATTAGTTATACAACTATCATAACGAGTTGCTATAACGTGAGAACCTAACTCTAGAGTATAGTGTACCACATTTTTCTTATTTTTTATAGCTTGGGCGCCCAAATGGACCAACACCATAGATTTTCCTGCACCGGTTGGAGCAATGACAACACCAAGTTCTCCTTTGCCTAGGCCACCTGAGCTAATATCGTCGATGACATCCCACCCTGTAGCGACTGGCATACGTGGGCGATGGATCCACCGCTCCTCAAAGTCTTTGAAATAGTCGTATCCAAAGTTGTTGTCGGTGCCAAGCTTTAAAGCTTCATTGATTTTGTCAGCTATCTCGTCGAAAGAAGAGTTCTGCAAAAGCTTAGCGCTTTCGATCATAGCCTCTTTCAACTTTTGTTTCTTGCAAAAGTCGAGTGATGTCTTTCTAATGAATTCCTTTTCGGCTTCGGGAACTTCCGTCTTATACATCCTAGCGAAGAAGTCTCTCGTCTGCTTTTGTACTGCAGGATTCTCATCTTCTAAGTGCGCTCTAAGGATTGTCGCGACTGTTTTTTGTGTTGGGTGATTACCAAACTCTTCCTTGAAATCGATAATTTTTGCGGCGAAAACTCTAATGTATTTAACCTCAAAAAACTCCAGTTTTAGGACCTCTAATATCTGATCGCAGAAGGCCCTATCCTGAAGCATCAGTTGACATAATTTTTCTTGAAAATCTTTTCCGAACTTAGAAAAGCTTTCATTAGACATCAAAGACAATCTCCCCTCCTAATCATAAATTCCCCACTGACATGTTGCATAGCTTTCTAAACAATATGTGGTTAGTTTGTGGCCCGGGTGACGTAAAGGTGAACGCAACAAAAATGTGCAGCAACCTTCTTCACAAGAGACCAAAGCATGCGAAGGCTGTGGCAGCTTGCATGAGTAATAATAGTCGTTATAAATACAGTGTCGGCCAAGTGGGGCAAATAAACACCCAGACATTGACAGACATAGTGTAAGTAAAAATATTTTTTTAAGTTTTTTCATCTTAGTAACACACAACTTCTATGTTGGCCCACCAGCATGCGGACAGGTTTCTATATTCACACCATGTTTCTTCACAGATCCATCCGTCATAGTCGTAATATTCCCAGATACAACACTGATCTGGGTAACAATAAATTGGATTGCCCATCTCCCAGTAAAGCTCCTCAACATTGTCACAAACTGGCTCAATTAAATATGGTCCTGTTGGCTCTGGGAAACTCGTGTCGACAAGACAACCCGAAAGCAGGACCCCTGTTAAAAACAACATTCTTTTCATATTTTCATCTCCTATTCAGTACGCCCTCTGGGAGTTGAACCCAGGCCTACTCGCTTATAAGACGAGTGCTCTAACCACTGAGCTAAGGGCGTGTATATATACACTATACAATATATTTTTTAATTTGTCAACAGTTTTCGAAAATTATGTTCTTCATTGACGCAAAGAGATCATTCCAACTGAAGGCACCGAAACCATCTTCGTTCATCATCTTGATGATCTCTGTTTTATTGAAGCTACAATCTAGGTTAAAGATCGCATTTTTTACATGCTGTTTTGACTGAGGAGAAATTGAAGGAGAATAAAGCTGCATGAGCCTGTAGTTCTCCTTAATCAAATCTTCATTTTCCACAATGCTTTTATACATTTTTAATTCACTTTCAGCGTCCTTGCAGTGTTCTATAAGAAAAGGTATGTCACAGAAGTCCTCTTCTGAGAAAAATGGCATCCTCTTGGCTATAGATTTCAATCCGACACCAGGAACGCCTGGGAGATTATCGCTTTTATCGCCTGCAATTGCTCTGGCAAGTGCGAAGTTTGTTGGATGAATGCCAAATTTATCAACAATCCTATTAGAGTTCAGTATCTCTTTCTGGATCGGTCTAAATAAGACTGTCTTGTCATTGCAAAGTTGGATAAAGTCTTTATCACTACTTATGATAACTTTTTCTTCGTCTTTAAGAGCGGGGATATGTGTCACATAAGCTATGACATCATCTGCCTCAATTTCTGGCAGCATTATTTGTGTGATAGGCATCATATTTAGATACTCCATCAGTCTTGTTTGTTGCCAGATTTTATTTTCAAGCTCCTGGTTTTCATTTAAGAGGCCTTGAATATCTCTGTTCAAACGAATTGGCTTTCGGCCCTCTTTGTAACCCTTGTTCACGGAGCGCTTTTTTCTAGAACCGCCGGGGCCGTCCCAAGCAACGATGACTCTGTTTGCCTGAGTCTCTCTAAGCAATTTCTGAAGTATCTTTAGAAAGCCTTTCGTCCCACCTATTGGCTGTCCGTTTGTTGAGAGACTTGGGTCTACAATATAGGCCCTAAAATACATGTTAAGTGCATCAATTATTATCGTTCTTTTTCTTTTGCTCATCTAATATTTCCCTTATGTCGTCTAAACAATATTGGAGTAGAGTGTCACAAACGCTTTGAGGTGTAGTTTCTTTCAGTGGAGGATCCCATGAAAAATTAATCTTTTTTCCGTCTAGTGCTAGTGTTTCTTTAGAGTAAGAATCACCAACCTCGATCAACATTAATTCGATTGTGTTTTCTGGGAATTTTTTTTGTAATCTGTCTAGAAATTTTTGCCTCATCAATATTAAGTAGTTTCTTCAGAACCGTTCTCAATATCGTAATATTCGTTTGCGTCTCCCTCTCTTTTGTCAAATTTTAAAATTACTTCCTCATCCATAAGCTCTAGGATTCTATTCCGGAAGCTTTCATCTTGTATTTTTTCCTTCCATTTCGAAGGCTGGAACTTGACTTTGTTCCCATCTTTCATTTCTAAAGTATACCAAGCACCAGAAGAGGACATATGTCTTGAGCCCTTCACAGCTTCAAACCAACTCTCCTCATCTTGGATACCAATATCTTCGCCCCAGAGGATTTTAAATGTGCACTGTCGGCCCTGTGTGCCAAAACGAGACTTTTTTAAGGTCGCCTTAACCTCAGAGCCAACTCGGAAGCCTTTATCGTCTGTAATGAAAGAAGCCTTAGATTTGCGTCCTGTGAGCCAAATGCGCAAAGAGTAGGCATATATCATTGCTTTGCCTCCCGGGGTCATATAGGGCTCTACCATCGCCTCAGAGGGGCTTCTAGTAATATTTGTCTTTAATTGATTTAAAACCAGGAGGGTCGACTGGCTATTTGCAATAGGCACTGTAAGTTTACTCATCCCTTTTGCTAAGATCCTAGCCTTAACCGCCATGGAAGAGAGCGGATTAAAGTCTCCCTCAATATCACTGATTGCTGGGGTCAAAGCTAATGAATCCCATATAAACAACATCTGAGTCTCGTTGCTGCCAAGCAACTCTTCTATGGTTTCAAGAACAAACTCGACGGATTGAGCCTGTACATATAATAATGTGTCCAAATCACAGCCCGCCTTCTTTAAAAACGTCGGGTCAATAGCAGATTCTGAATCAAAATAAATAACATCGATGCCCATTCTTTGGGCATTGGCTGCAACCTGCGCAGCCATATAACTCTTGCCCGACGCTTCTAAGCCAGCAATTTCAACTACCTTTCCAACTGGTACTCCCGATAACTGTCCGCGACATATAATCGAGTCTAGCCAGCGAGAACCGGTTGGGATCCACTCTTTCACTTCTGTGGGGTTTGCGTCTTGTAAATTGTGTGCAACGTTCATCCCCGCTTTCTTATTAATTAAGCTGCGCATATCATCTAAAGAAAGTTTGCCAGCCTTTGTTTTTTTACGTGTAATTCCCATTTTATCCTCTATTTATGTTAGTATATTAAGGGCCCCGCTCTTTGCCTAGGAGGTAAACTCGGAGGGGGCCCTTTGGTCTTTAAGGTCCGTCGAAACTAGGAGCCTAAAAGATCATTGAAAGCTGCATCAACTTCGGATACATCACCGGTAGTATTTGGTGTCGCTGCATACTTCGTTTCTTCAACGGAGTTGCTCTCGGCATCCAAGCCACCAGAAAGATATTGTTCCAAAATCTCTCCAACTTGTTCAGGTGTTTTACGATCAAAGATATCGTTAAAATCTGGAATAGACTCCAGATAGGTTTCAACCTGTGTCGAATCCTCCACAATCGGAGATGACTTTCGACGTGGGGTAATCTTTGTCTGAGGGAAAGTTGCTCCCGCAGGCTTACCGTAGTCAATCACAAGATCCGTTCCTTCCTCTGGATCTGTAATATCGCCATACTCTGGATTGAGAACAAGACTCAAAAGCTTTTCATAAGCCATCTTGCCGTAGCCCCAGATTCGAACGCCCTGATCTTCCTCTCCGCGAACAATAACAGGCGAAAAGAATCGTTGACGAGCCATGAGGTTCTTGGCCTCTCTTACGCTGTCATCTGTCCCTTCGTTGAAAAGTTCACGAACAAAATCGTCAAGGGGGTCGTTTTCTCCAAAGTTCTTCTTCGGGCTCAGGAAACCAGGGTTGTTACCCAGGTTATAATGAAACCAGAAGTCCTTGAACGGATCTCCGTCTGACGTAGGGATTATACGAACCGTTTGCTGTCCGTCCTTAGGACGCCAGAAAATAGAATCTCCTCCCTTACCTCCTTTGTTTTGTAGTTTGTTGAGTTTCTGTCTCATTTTGTCTAAATCTATAGTCATTAGTTACTCCTTTTAGGTTAAAGTCACAATGATAAATCTCTCATTGTGCTGATTGTTATACTATATCAAATTAATTTTAATTTGTCAAGCAAGAAAATCTTTTCTTTCAACAAAAAATTCTCTCACTTCTCCGATCACCGTTTTCCAGTTGAAAACCCGGAAGCCAGTTTCAAGTTCCCACACCATCTCTGATGCTTCGGATAATTTACGCTTATCATTCCGACTCTGGATTCTGGAATCTAAAAACTCCTCTGGTAGATCACCCAGTTTTACGAACTGCATGATTCTTTGGTCGCCGTTTTTCTTAACGAACTTACCTTCAAAAGCTTTAATCTTGTTTTTTGTCATTTTCATCACCACCTTGTATTTCAGAACTCAACGCGAGTGTGTAAACAAAATCTTCTTCATAACTCGTTGAAAATACTCCATAACTTGTTCTGATTCCTTCTTGCTCATTGTCTCTTAGTTGTGTTTTTATCTTTTTCAAAAGACCTTTTTCTGTTTCAAGTCTTTTTTCATTGATACCATAATAGTATCTTATTTCACGCGTCTTGTCAAGTGGAAAAAAATAATTTATTTCAGACTCGGGTGTGCCATAACCCAGGGTGGCTAGTCTGGCCGTCTCAGGGAGCGAGCAGAAAGTATCTGTGGCTGAATCTATGTGATCATATACATTCATCATGTGCATTGTAGTTGCAATCAGTTGATATGATGCTCTTGTTTGTTGCATTAAAGGCAAGTGTTCCATGATCGGTTCAATACTCTTCATATCGACCAGATATATCCTTTCAAAAACCCCTGATCTGGTATATTCTTGTAAAATGTTAAATGCTATTTTATCCGTAAACTGTGCTATTTTTGAAAAGAAATGTATATCCTGTTTTATATACAGTATTTTTACATTAAGTTTTTTCTTATACAAATTTTCAAGAACGCGGAGGGACGCTGCTGATATCTGTTCAGAGCCATCAACAATGAAAAGTACATTCCCTGTACAATTCTTGAAAAAGTACTTCATATTCGGACAATTCTTTTCGTATTCCTCTGGGCTTGGTTGCCTGGGAAAGTCATATATCCCGTTTTTCTTTAAGCCTTCGAGATCGACGTCGATCTTGTAAATCTTATATTCCTCATAAGCAGAAAATTGATCTGCCAAGGCGCAACCTGTCTTTCCCAATCCAACAATCGTTTCCATTTTACTCTTCTACAGTTTCTAAAATGATCCTGGCTTCGAAGATGCCTCTTTCATCGGATTTGTCACTCATACATTCAGCCAATTCATCCTGGGAATAGCCCATGGCATCAACAAGGGCACTAAAAACCTCAAAAATATCCGCTAGTTCTTCCAGGCAGGGATCTTCAAGAAACTCATTAACTTCCTCAATTAATTTCTCCTTGAGTTTGATTTTGTATTCCTCTGGTTCGGCTACGTGGGTCCTAAAATTTTTCCCTTGCGCACTCATTATGGATGGTATGTTGTCTCTCACCAGTTTATTGTACACTTTCATATTTTTAACTCCTTCATGTTTCCAAAATCTTTGCCGGCTGATATATTCACCTTAAAATCGCCTAACTCTGTTTTAGAAAAAATTTCTTTGATTTCTGGTATCAAATGTTTTTCTGCATCAACGAGATCTATGACCAAGCTGTCGTGAATAGAAAAAGCAATATTTGATTGTTTATCTCTCAAAAACTCATGAACTTTTACCATTCTTCTCAAGAACATATCACTCGTTGTACTTTGAATTATATAATTTAAAGCGTGATGTGCATCGGCATCTATTATTCTATCATAAAAGGTATGTACTTGTTCACCATTCCAGTGTTTTTTTAACACAAAATCTCGATTATATATTTTACTTGAGGACCGGTCCTTCGAGTCGGGGTTGTATAGCCATGCAAAGATTCTTTTCTTTGCCTCGTCCCTTGTCGGATTGTTTTTGTATATGTTCTTTGCGTTCCATTGGTGTATATCTTCAATGGGTTGAGGTTGTCCGGAGAGCGCAAGGAGAGTTCTAAGCTCTGCGGCATTAAAGTCAAGCTCGACAAACCAATCATTCGTCGGTTTTATGACCCCTCTGTATTCTTTGGCTAGGGTCAGGATGGGAAAGCTCCATTTCTTGGTCGTCAACCTTCCTGTCTTGGTGCCAAAAATATCATACTTTATATAAGGAGCCTTTTCTTTTATTCGCTGTCTTATTTGTTTTGTTTTAAATTGATAGGCTTTTCGATTCATAGGGGTTAAATCGATATTCATTTTTTGATAATCTATTTCGCTGATGACTCTCTGCAAAGACAAGAGAAAATCATAATTGCTTGGTTTTTCGTATTTGTCAAAAACATACTGTGTTATCTTATTCTTGACATCACAGAACTCCAATAAAAATCTTTCGGGGACTAGATCAAAAAAACAATTTTGATTTAAGTCTACCTTTGCTTCTTTGAACGATCTAAGAAAAGATTTAAGCTTATCAGATATGTAATCCCACTGATCTTTTAAGTGGTCCGGACAAGGGGCCCCAGGGCTATCTGAAGAACAGAGGAGACTAGCATACTGAATGTCCTTTCCGTCCAGATAAGAGGCATAAGCCCAGGTTTTAGTAAGATTATCGCTAATTTCACTATGAAGTCTCTCATTATAATACACTCCTACGCATTCTTTTTTGTCGTCTAAAGTTTGGAATATCAATTTTATCTCTTTTAGTTATTTTAGTCAACGCACTTGTCATAGTTTTGACAGAACCTAGTGTTGGTTTGTTTTGACTTTAACATCTTAAGCATATTATTAATATAATTCATTCCGGCAGAAATGTCAACTCTTTTTATCATCGATCTTCCATTTCGAAGATACATGTTGTACTGCGCCTTAGAAATCTTCAGGTTTTCTTCTTTTAATCTCGCTGCAAAACAAAAATCTAACCAATAATCCATGTCATAATCTCTTTCTAGAGTATCCATGCTTATTTTTTTTCGATCAATAAAGGATTTTGTGATGCCTTTGTTGCAGGGAGCGTTTTTAACCTTGACTACCTGCGGATATTGCTTTATAAAAGTGTTGTACATATTATAGAGTATATCTCTAAGTTCTTGTGCTGTAGTCAAGTGAGCTTTGTCATAATAAGCGTCGAACAGATTAGATGCCTTACCGGGAAGGGGTATTAGACCATACTTGTTTTCTGGTGGGGCCCCTGGTAATGCTTGTACCCAATAGTCCTGCATTTGAGTAGAACTGACGTCTGCGATGAGTCGCCATGGGTGGTACTTATCGACCATGAAGCCAAATTTTATTGCAGCGTTACGGAAAAAGTCAAAATTTGGATCTGTAATCCATTCTTCTTTTGCTTCTTCGTCTGTGCCGTCAATGTCCGCAACCTCTATCATGAGACCACTGTGTAGTGGGTTGCAAAGAGGGGACTTTATAAATCCGGGTTTGGTTATAACAATTTCGTTTCCAAACTCATCATGAAATTTTTTAAACAGTCTTGCAAAAACACCAAAATCAACAATTTGTTTTCTGTGCTTAGTGGTTAAGTATGTATTAATAAAAACACCAGAAATAAAATCAATGTAATCATCATATTCTTTTTCCAGATCAGAAAAACCACTCTTTGCCTCTAATTTTCTTATTTCTTCTTTTCCAGTCTTTTTCAACCTTCGAAGCGAGTTGGCTCTCTGGACATGTCTTCTTAAGTCCTCGAAAGCATCGGCAACAAAATTCAAAGCAAAAACCGGATCTTCTGATTCAACTTGCTTTATTGTTAAAACCTTGGGTAGCTGTAATTCATCCAATGAACGCTCTTTTAAAAGTACGGCATCTTGCTTTTGATCAACCAGTCCGTAGAAAAGCTTATCATAATGACGATCTAAAGGAGTTGCGCCGGTACGGGGGAAACCACCATTTTTGATTGCATCATTTATGCGAAAATTTTCTTTGGAATCAAATGTCATTTATAGTTTTTCCTTGTTATGAATAATAATACGTCTCAAGCTGCTTGTCTTTTCCAAAAGAGTTCCAGAAACAAGTTGCAGAGGTTTTCCAAGTGAACTTGTTGCCCTGGAGACTGATAGAATTATAAGTTTTCGTAACCATAAAGTACCCGCCTAGGCCTAGGACGCGTGAATGAGCCCCTAATTGTGCAGGCGAACCGAAATGAGGTAAGCGAATATAAGCAAACATTCCAGGTTTTATAAAGTTATTACCAAAAATTGAAAAATCACAATTATATGGTTCACTCAAATATAAGGGTTCGCCCTTGATTCCTGATTGTTCACCTTTGGCTTCTATGTAACCAGGTTGATTCGTTTTTGTGAAGGAGATATTCTCGACGGGAGTACCATCTGTTCCCACCTCAAGATAAATTATACCATTTTTTAAATCCGCTTGCTTAGCTTTCTGGCCAAGATCAGGGTCGCCGGCATTAAAAATAGAATTTGGTCTGTCTGTTGTTGCACACAAGAAAATTATTTGTTGATCTTTGGTGGGGTCCATTGCATCAGGATCAATATTCTGGATGGCACGATTGAGATCATTAGCTTCCTCTTCTGAGGTATCTCCAATTTTAGCCCTGTAAATTCTGTCTTTGCTCAGGTTTGTAGAGCCCTGCTGATGCCCTTTCGGAGGAACTGCCACTACTTTATTTTTTGAAGTTCCCCTTATTGTCTGTTGAAAGATATGTGGCCTAATTCCAACAATAGGTTCACCTCTCTCTGCACATTTATTTGTCAAAGCTGCTTGAACAAGATCGGTCATTGCGTCTCTGATGAATGCTAGAAAAGAATACCTAGGGCGCATTGGCTTTATCACTTTGTTCGCCCAAAAATCCCTTAACAGATCATAGGACACTGGTAAATCCATTAAATTGATAGTTTTCTTTTTTCCTGAAATTTGATCATAATAAGTAACATCCCCTAAGATAATCCTGGTGGTTCCGGATGGGGGATCACCTTCGACATGTGTCTTACCGGCTCTCTGTGTCAGTCTAGGAGATCGCCAAATGTCTAATCTAAGATTTTTGTTCTCCACTCCAGGATTTAGACGAGGGTACTCTTCACTCCGTTTCAGTATTCGCAGAGCAGCATCTAAAATATCACCAAAATATAAAAACGTGATGCTGTGATTTCCAGAGTCCGTGCCAAAGGGTGCTTTGTTTTTCATTGTTAAGAAATCCTCTTCGAAGGCTTCCGAAAAACCTTGCTCCTTGGTAACTTTGCCTTGAATAACATCCAAATAATTCACTGAGGGGTTCTCTAGTGTACCGTCAATGTTCGGAACTACTCCAGGAAGATAGGGTCTGATCACAGCCTGTGTCTCTAAGTCTTTTCTTATTTCTTGTCTTAGTGTAAGTAAGCTGCCTTCTCCGGATTGGACGCGATCTCGTCTGGCCTTTCTAATCTTACGTATTGCGGCACGATTATTTGCCCTTTTGAGTCTGTCAATTTCTTCTGACTCGGCCTCCGTTAGTTTTCTCGCTGGTGACTTTCGTACCCACTTTTTCATTTTTTCGTTTCTTACTGTTATTCTATAATATTTGCTTCCGATTTCTTCAGTTTTGCCATCAATACAAGCTTTTCTACCAGCTAGTTCTTCAAAAAGGCGACTATAGGCCGCGGCTTGAAGCTGGTCGGCGCGAACGCCGGCGTGAGCTTGTTCGATTTGCCACATCTCTCTCAGTCTAAAAAAAGCTATTAGCTTATTAAAAAACGTTTGTTGGCGGATGCTGCCTTCTTTCGCGGCGACGCGGCCTTCGCTCACCACATAGTTGGGTGTCCCTCCTTCTTTTAAATCCGGGTCTATGGAGAGTTCGCGCTGGAATTCGGGGTTCGTTCCTCCGGAGGTTCTTAAGCGGTCCTGTGGAAGGAGATTAATATCTGTTAAATCACGGAATCCGGGATGAGTTTGAAGTTCTTGTCGACTGCGAGTTGCTTGGCCGGTGGCGCCGAAATTAAAATTATCAGAAAGAGGATTCCATGAACCCCCTATGGGGGCAAGGACGTCTGAAAACCTTAGAAGTCCTGCATCAACACCATACGTAAATAAAATGGAATCGGAAAACTGTTTCATGGCTTGATATGCTTGACTATTCTTTTTTAAAGTCTCTATAGTTTCACCATTTACTGATCGTGGCTTAAGTATATCTGCGTCGGGTGAATAGAGTGCTGTCTCAACGGCGCCGTTATACGTTATATCAAGCTCGAAGGGGCCAGAGGGAATATCAGATCGAAAGCCAAAGCTGTGTCTTAGCAAATTTAAGAAAAAAGAAATCTTTACATTTCTTAATGCGGTCAAAAGCTCTTCTCTTTTCTTTTCTGAATCTATTCCGTAAAGCTCTCGGGCGGCATCTGTTAACCAACCATCTTCAATTTCACCATATGAGATGTCAAGCCTTATCCTAAAGTAATGGGGATCCCAAAGAAGGTGATCTGCTTCGTTGTATCTTAAATTTTGAGCTTCTGAGTTGTTAGTTGCCGGATTGGCATTTCGGGAGAGGAGATCTGGTCGAACAATCAAATCTGAAAAGGAAACGTTGTCTATTGGAAGATTTCCGCCTACACTATCTTGATATTTTTTTGGTATAAGATGTTTGTGAAAAAGAGCATCCACTGTCGAAAAATACATTTTTAAATTTACGTCAATATAATAATCGACCTCTGCAGGGTTTGTCCCAAGATAATTAAAAGTTAGATTTTGAATACTTGCTGCATAGTGACCCGGGTTTTTCGAGACAGAAAGGTCCGCTGTAGCGGGGGAGGATGATGGTGGCCGGGATGAAAAATTGTTCAAAGGCAACGGAACCGCAACCCCTTCTCTATCATCCTCACTTGTATATATGACTTTATAAAGTTCTACTTTTGGTTGAAGAGTTGCTAGGAGTTCTTTCGGCACGTTTTCTATAAGTCTTTGTGCAGACGTAGAATTTAATTTAGACATAAAAGAAACTGAACCTTCAGAACCCTTGATATCTAGTTTTTCTCTATCAAGTTTCAAAAGACTGGTTGAACTGCTGGTTATTTTTGCTTTTTTACCTGTGTTACTAGGGGCCTTTAAGTCCACAAAGTAATCCATAAAGTCTTTTATGAAACATTGATCTGTATATACTTTTTTTTCTTCATCTGACAGTTTTAAACTCATAAGTCTACCTACCGATTATTTTTTTGATAAAATATTTCCATGACATCAGATAATGGGAAGGGGATGTAAAGTGTTTCACCAGGCTCGTAATCAGACTCTAGAGGTTTTTGATTAAACCAAGGAATGATCCACCAAAGTTTTGGACTACCATAAGCTTTGGCTGCCAATTTATAAAACTTGTCACCTAACTTCCAAATATGTGATCTGGTTGTTAATTCCATTATATCATTTTGACTCAGTTCTTTAAAATCAGCCGTATTATATTGTTCTATGTGCTTGATATTTCTATTGGTAAGCTGTTCTTTATAAACTCTGGAGCGATTTTTGAACAAAAACCGATTATCGTATCTCTTGCTTGACATAATTAATTCCCCCCTAGGCTCCTGTCTATTTGTTTTCTATTTACCCTACTCATATCATCAGGGGGCTTGGGGCTGAAAGTTGTTGGTTTCATTTCTGCCTCGCCCGCATTAGCATATGGGAAATTATCCCTCTTAAATTCATACTTGACATTCGCGCCGTCTTTGGTTTGGCGCCAACCAAGAGCCTGTTCATTGAACGGGAAAAAAGAGAACGCCAGTTGGATTAGTTGAGGATATAGATGTTGTGTGTCTCCTGGATCGTTATGAAAGCCGGATGTAAGATCAAAACTATAATTTATATTCCCAATGAAGCCCTTTAAACCATTAAGTTTCGCGGCTCCGGCTGCAGACTCTCCGCCTGGGCCAACAATTAAGTTTTTGAATTTGATTTTAAAAATTGGATCACCACCGGTTTTGACATAACTTCTTTCAGCAGAGCTTGAGGATCCCTCTTTTGGATCTTCCATTATTGGATGAATAAGTTTAACCAAAGTTGATAAATCCAATAAATTTTGTTTTGCTTGGGCGGCGTTACTTGCAATTAAATCCATGCCAACTTGTATTTGTCGGTCGATTGTCCTCATTTTTCTTAAAGGCTCTGGGTGGCCAACAAAGAAAGTCGTGTCCAGTCCCGTATCAAAACTATCGGATAATTGTGTTAAGAAAGCCTTAAAAGCTACTCTTTGTTGTGCGTGGATTGCATAAATATCAACATACAACCCCAGATCATTTGCTAATTTGTCTGAGTAGTCGACATATCCATGTCTCTTTCCAGCCCTGGGAGTTGATTTAAAATTTGGTTTTTGTTCGTTTGTTATATCAGAAGCCATTGTCTTTGTCTCTATTAAATAAATAGATGTAATTAAATTTTATTACATTGGGGTTGCTGATATCTTTCCGGCACTTTCTACGATTCTTATAACTTGGCGTGCAACAGTTTCTCCAGCAAGATTAAAGTTGATTGGCTGGTTTATAACTTTTTGCGCGGATTGGGCTCCGCCGCCTCCTCCGCCTCCGCCTTGTGATGCAGCGACCATATTGACCATTTGTCTTGCTCCAGCCATATGAACATTCACGGAGGCTGCTGCATATTGTTTGGCAGCGTCTGCAACTTTAGTGATGTTTGCTGCTTCGCTAGCGGAAACGTCATCTGCAGTTGCCATTAAGCCTGACAAAGATCGTGTTCCCATCGCACCTTTGCCTGATCCAAGTTTGCCCATGGAATCCGCAAATCTTTCTACATTACCTGTGACGCCTGCTGTGAACACGCCTCTAATCGCTCCACCCAAACTTTGAATTGGTCTTGCAGCTTTGTCTGCGGCGTTGGCCATTGCGCCAAACCCTTGCGCCATGAGGTTGGGTAATGAAAATACAGGTGGAGAATTTTCTTTTGAAGCTTGGGAGCCAAAATATGCGACTCCTGCTGCAACCAAACCAAGAGGCCCTATGACTGCTAAGCTACTCAGAGAAAGGGCCTTAAAACCCCCAACGAGAGCGTTGACGCCCCCTAGGACTTTTGAGAGTACCCCTGCAAAGGCAAGAAGTTTCACCGTGTTTTGTCCGCTGGCTGTTCTTATAAATGAAGACAGGCCCTCTATGGCGCTCCTCAACGTATTAATCAGCGGAGCGGCATCGACGGCCAACTGCATCATTGCTAGTCTTAGATTTTCTAAAGCTGGCTTAGCATCCCTAGCTAGTTTTGCGAAGTTTGCTTGTCTAGCTGAGGCTTGGCGGGCCTTGTCTTGGAAAGAGGATAAGGAATTGTTGTAGAATCTCTGTGCTTCTGCGACATCTCTAAAGCCTGCAGCGTTTGATAGGGCCATCCTTTCAAGCCTAGTCATTGAATCAAACGTTTTACCTGAAAGTTGAAGCGCTTGGTGCATTGCTTCCATTCTTTGAGATTCTGTCATATAAACCATTCTCACGCTGTTCAAATAAGAGCCTCCAAGAAGGCCATTTAATCTTCCGACTGCTGTAGCTGCGCCTTGGAACGTGTCAAATTGCGCAGCAACTCTGGTCAGGTCGGTCATTGCAAGACCGGTGGCTGCAGATTGCGCAGCTAGTTGTCTAAATACGGTGGTTGCATTGTTGCCATGAGCAGCCATTTGCGGAGCCAGTGCGTTAAATTGGCTTAAAGCCTGGTTGGCGTTCATGCCAATGCCGCGGGCCATACTCACAATACTAGCTGTTGCCCTTTGTGCTGCATTATCTGACATTCCAAGATTGTTAGTGAAGAATTCTAATGCAGAAGTCGTCGAGCGCATGTCCATGCCCATCTCGCCTAATGTCGATACAAAAACGTTCATCGATTGTTGTGCAGCGGTGGTCATCGTTCTGAATCTGGTTAAGCCGTCATAGAGAGCTACTTGTGCTTGGCCGGCAGCCCTAAAGTCCAAAGCCATACTCTTAAGCTGGCCAGAGGCACCCAAAACAGACTGCGTAAACCGGTCGTTTGCACCGGTGGATTGTATAAGTGCCGAAGTCAGGCCATCTTGAGCGTGTAATAATGTTTCTGTTGCTGATAATATTGGACCTGTGATGACCGTAGCTGCACGACCAAAGTCGCGGTAACTAAATCCGCCTGCCTTTGCCTTCTGTACAATGCCCTCAAGCTGCATTGCAACGCCACCAAGGGCATTTGCCATGCCCCCTAATACAGTGTTGTTGAATGAAGTTGTGACGCCCATGGCGCCCTTGATTCTTGTGGCAAGGCCGGAGAAAGCAGCTGACTGGTTTTCAAGCTCTATCGTATTTTGTCGTGCGGCTTGAAGTTCTCTAACCCTAGCTTGTCGTACTTCCTCTGAGGCACTTCTTATGTTCTGTAGGGTTTGAAGTTGCTGTTGAAGAAGTTGAGCGGTTTTTGAAAGGGCTCCGTGCGCGGTTACCGCTTCGGCATGGGCTTTCCTGGCGGTTTCAATTTGCTGATCAAGTGAGTTATTTGTTTGTGCTAGTAGGTTTAACTGATTGTTAATTTCGCTGGCAATTTTCTTGTTGGTATCTAAAGAAAATTGAAGCGCTGGTTGGTTGGCTGTAAGCGCCTGAGAGAGCTTCTTTTCTTTCTTAATCTGTTCTTCGATTAATTTATTTTGCTGCTCTCTAAGCGCGTTTAATTGTGCTTGCTCTGCTGGTGTTAAAGCCATTGGTTATGCCCTCACCCTATTGGCCAGCGTAGACCAGTTTGATTTTGAAACGCCATTATGGCGCGGTTTAGCCTAGCGGCATCATTCCATGTGCTTGGATTGTTCAAGCCAAGAGATGATGCGGTTTTTAAATATCTGGCTTCTTGGGCGATTGTGCCGGCAAAAGCGCCAATTTCATTGGGGGTGCCTTTAATTTGCAAAGTACCTGCTGCACCGGAAAGTATTTTCTCAAGAGCTAAGGCTACTTGACCACCAAAGGACTCATAATAGACTTCATTAAGCATATTCTCTTTAGCAGAGGTCAGATCTATTACAATTACATCGGAGAGTTTTTCTTCATTTAAGTTCTTCATGATTTGTCCCAAAGTATTTCAATATAAATAGTCATTTATATTAGTTTTATAACTTTTTGGTATCGCGAGTAACTTTTTCCATTTCTTCTTGCTCCATCTTCATTTGTTCTGTTAATTTATTAACAAACCATTCGCGAATTTTGACGGGCAAATTGTATGCCTCTAGGAAACTCCAGCCACCATGATATTTTAAATAAAAGAACTGTTCATAAACATTCTCTATATAATCATCGCTTAGGCCAAAAAAAGTCTGCCGTAAACGGCAGCTCAACCTCCTGTTTGTGGCCACAACTAGTGCAAGAGAAATCTTGATTTAAATCCAAGTTAGGCATTATACACACATAACAATATCTGGCGTGTTGGGCATCCATTGCGGGCATAACATCAATAAAAGAATTTATTGTGCTCGGTTGGTTGTCTCCATTAACTGAAACAATCATAAGACCGAATTGATCGGTTAGTGTACCTTCCGGAAGGTTGTTTCTTCTTCTATTTTCGGCTAGGTCAAGAAGTCTTTTTTCATCTCGGCCAGTCAACAATCTCAACTCAAGCTTAACCTTGGAGACTGGAAGATCAACTATAAATGTTCCATGCTCTGTTTCTTTGGCTTCGGCTTTTTCAAGATCAAAACCATAGTTCATCTTTTTTTCGCTTAAATCAAAAGATTGTTTTACAGTAGCGAAACAAGACGGGCAGTTAATCGTTGTGTTATATTGTGGACCATAACCCGTTACCCTAGAGGCCACGATTAATGCGTTTTTGTCGCCAACCAACAAATCGTCAACGCTGATGTTTTTATCAACAATAACATTTTGTAACATTCTTTCAATTGCGACCCCTTGTTTTAAAAGGGAGGCAGAAGTTAAGATGTCTTCATCTTTGGCTGTCATATATCTAATTTCAATAGTGTCAACTCCGCATAGTGGATGGCCATCTGGATAAGTTCTACCTCTTGATGGAAGCTCCACTATTTCCGTTGGAGATGCAAAAGAAAAAGAAGTGGTGTTGTCGTTTGTTACAGGTGGCGTGGTTGGAGCTTTCTTTCTCGCTCCGACGCGTTCCTGATTATTTCTAGCTGCCATTTTTCACCTCGTATTATAACACTAAGTATATAATACAATATTTTTATTGTTTTGTTAAATTTAATTTATGCCTTTGTAAAGTCGGCAAAATCATATCTAATATCTAAGCTGATGTCTAACATAGCATCGGAGTCGTAGGCAAGGTTTCCAAATTTGGCCCCCTTGATCCAAGGATTATAGAATCTCCATGTCTCTAAAAGCTGATCATTTGCACCTCTTTGCTCAATACGAATTTGAGGACCGAGAGCATCTACTGCTTCAGCCTTTGAGATAGAGCGAAGGGCACCTGATTGAAGAGGAGCATCTGGAATTGCATAGCCTGATCTTCTGAGCATTGTCAAAACTCTTTCTGATGTGTCAGGGTCCACAGGGTCGACCAAAGTAACACTCAAAGAGTCCCACTGAAGCTGTCCTGGGTAGTAAAAATAGTGTCCGTAGAAGTTGTGTGAGGTTTCGCCAACCGTAAACCCTGGTTTGTTAACTGACTTAACTACAAAAGTCGGAATTGCGGAATTGCTCGCGAAAAACAAAAAACGATGTTGTCGTTTTGGCTCCAAAGTGCTGTCTGCCCAAAATGCCATTTATTTAGATCTCCTTAGTATAAAATAATTAGTATGCATTAATAAATTCATCTGAATTAATCCGCGAACGAAGCTCCAGAGTCTGTAATTACAAAGTCAAGTGCGATGAATTCAATTGCTTGTGCTGGTTTCAGGAAAATCTTGGCATACAAGATGTTTCTATCAATCAACTCAGGTGTGGTGGTTGTTTCGTCAAGAACAACCTTAAAGTCTGTCAGGCCTTGTCCGCCCTTAATATTACCCAATAAAGTCTCGACCTGGCCCGAGAACTTATTCCAAGTCTCTTGTACGTTTTGCTCAAACAATGTTGTCGCGGCAATTCGTGAAACCTGCTTTTTGATTAGAAGAAGCAAACGACGTACGTTGATTCTATCCAAAGCAGATGGAGTAACTTGGAGAGTCTTTTGTCCGAAGACTACGACTCCTTCAGCAGGGAAAGTTGCGATTGGATTAATGTTCGCGCCGTAAAGGTCATCTCTTTCCTCTGATGTAAGTTGCAGCTTGATTCCTGTTACCGGAAGTCCTGCTGCGCCATTCGAGAGGCCACCGCGAGTGAATCCTGCGGGAGCGAACCAAACTTCGCGAGAAGCTTCGCTCGAACCAAGAGTACCAAGAGCCACAACGGAGGGCGGGACGTAGAGCAATCGGTTTGAATCTGTGTCTCTAATTTGTACGAACGGATAATAGGCCGCTGCGTAACTGGAATTGATCTGTCTAGACTTCAGATTGTTGACCACTGCAATTGGGTCTGGTCTGTTGGTTGCCTCTGTGCTAGTGTTTTCGTGAGGAGGAACATAATCCCCCACAAGGTCAATAATAGCCAGAGCATCTGCTCTGCTTTCACAGGTCTCAATTAAGTGATCTGTGAGAGAAGTGTTTGTAATACCAGGTGCTGTTGCCAAATTAATATCAACAACTTCTGGATCTGCGATAGTGTCAATGGCTCTCTTGACAGAATAGAAAGCGTAATTACCGACTTCTGTTCCGCTGGTCATGAAAGCGTTTCGGAAAGGATCTTTCTCTGTAATATCCAACCCATCAGTACCGCCATGGAAGACGGTTGTGAATTTATTGTAATTAAGTCCGGATCCTGTAAGTAAGGCACTTGAACCACTCATGGATGTGATCGAACCTAAATTTCCGTCTCCATCGGCTGTGTGTGTTACTCTAGAGCCTGAAATGTACTCGACTAAGCCAAGGCCTGTGCTTCTATTTCTCGCTGCGAGATTATCGAGAGAGAAAATAAAGGAAGGTCCAACTGATGTAGAATCGTCATCGTCATCAAGAGTGCCTGGAAGTGGGCGCAAAACGTCCAAAACGTTTGGATCGAATTTTGCGGAACCAGATTTTCCTAAGTCAACACCCCAGAACTGATTACTTTGTTTGTCCATGCGATTCTGTCGTCCATCTCTTTTAAGAGCAAGAACTGGGAAACGGAAAGACGAAGTTGAGTTAAGTGGCCAGAAGGCATAGTTGTCTGTATCTGTGTCTGGGGAAAGAGTTGTTTCTGTATTCCCTTTGATAAAGACAGCGTTTGTTGATCCCAATTCTGAAATAAGAGTAATGTTGTCGACATCCTTAACCTTAGGAGGACCGAAGAAACCAAACGGGAGAAGTTGCGGATCTGTTGCACCTTGCATAACTTCTGTGTTCATTTCCACATACATATATTTAGACATGTTGTCATAATCGCCATAGTGACGATATCGTCTTTCTGTATCATCCCAAATTTGATGTTTATCGCCAACCTTTCTGGCTACATAGTTCTCGGAATTTGGATTCAAGGAACAATTTGTAAACTTCTCGACCAATTGAGGAGCTTTGTCGGAGTCGTCAATTTTTCTGATCGCTACAGTAAATGTACCAAAAGGATTTGATTTATTCGAAGATGGTTTGATATCCATAATAGAAACTTTCAAATTTCTCTGGGTCCACTCTCCGTGCTCTCTTGCAATAAGTCTGAAGAGTTTTTGTTGATCGGCTGGCTTGAAGCTAGCTGCGGCGCCAACGTCCTGTGCGATAAACCACCCGGTTCGAGCTTTTGTCGCTTGGCGTTGGTGATCTGCCCACTCCAGGGCGTTTGCGGCTTGTGAGGCAAGACCTAGGACCATACCATGAGTAACATCATTTAGCGAGTTCAGGCCTGAGCGTTCAAGATGGCTCCCGTCTGTCGATCCTGTGCGTGCGTGGAGTGAGTTAATAAACGTCTCTCCCAAGAAATAATTCTTATAAGCGGTTGAAGAGCCGGTAACAACGTCGCTATTTGTCACAATTGGATTTGTATTGAATACCTTTCTAATATAATTATCAGAATTTTCATCAAAATTAAATACAATCTTTTCTGCACCTGTACCTGTTCTAATCTGGGTTGTTGTACCGATGAGTGCTGTAAACTCCGCTGCTCTATTGGCGCTGCTTGTTGAAATAGAAGTTGCATGAGAAGCAGTGGTAGACACAGTGTCTGCCGATGCACTCTCCATAGTTCCAGAAAGCGCTACGAGGCCGCCTGCGTTCATTGCATAGAACACTGCGGCTAGATTCCAAACTTGTCCTCCGTTAGATGCAGAGTTCATCAAGAAGAGACCAAAGGCGCCGCGTTCGGCGTCTGCACCTGAAGTGCCAATATTCCCAGCGTCCCAGCCAGCGTTTTGGTCGCCGTCGCCGGATGTTCTGCTTGGAGAGTGAGTACCAAGTAGTCTTACCACTGTGCAAGGAGAGTTATTTTTGAGCCATGCTTTGGCAGCATACCCAGCATAAGTTGGAGAACTATAGTTTCCATCTCTAAATACGTCGCCGGCTTTTCCACCGGGGATTGGATTACCAAAAAGTTCTACGTAGTCGGAATATGATTCTACCGTGACCGGGATCATTCCGGGGCCCTTCTCTGTTCTACCGATAATCGCGGGCCCTGGTTGGGTAGATGTCTTTGGTAATTGTGAGTTATCGATTTCCTCCAAGAAAATTCCCGGGGAAACAAAATTAAACTTTTTCTCAGCCATGCTGCTCAGTCTCCTTTAGTGTTTAATTGTAAGCAATTCTTTAATAAATAGTAAGAGAAACCGCCAAACTCCAAAACTATTCTTTATAAAATCCTCTCTTATCAATGTGTTCTGGGACATCGCTTGTCATAACTCTCTCGCGAGGAAATTTGACGTCTACTGAGTTTTCTCTAATTACGATTTTTGGCTGCTCTTGATTTTTATCTTTTCCAATCAAATACCCCAGCACTTTTATTTGAATATCTGTCTGATATGTCTTCTCCTCGTTGCCCAAGCCAGAAGCATTAGATGTCGGTGAAAAACTATCCTGAAAGAAGGCTTCATACTTGTGCCCATCTCGCTCAAGAAGAAAATGATTGATGGCGCCAGTCTGAGTTATAAATGGCGACAACAACTGGTTCATCTGTTGTTGATAATCACATCTTAAAGTGACTCTATACATCATTTCAACATAAACAGGCATTGGAATAGAAGCATATTGATATACAACTTTACTATTCTTTCTCGGAAATGTTTTTTGTTTTGCAAGTGTAAAAGCATCAACGCTTGCAAAGTCAGATGTCTTATCTTGGTTTATTGTTCGAGCGATTGTTATTGAGCCTCCTTTCTTGTCCAGGCCTGGGGGTACGTTTGCTTGAAAAATACCTTTGTTGGCTGGATTTTTACTTATTGAAGTCCTCTCTATACTGATAAGAGGTAATATTAAAGACCCATTCTCGTCTCTGATATCTTTGTTGTTTTTTATTTGATGGGCTCGTTCTGCGGACAACCAGTTCACTGGAACTTTTTTAAATCCGCTGTTTGTATCACAGGATATATTCATTTCATCGTCGATAAACTCGAACAAAGCTCTGTCAATGTTCTCAATTGTCGAAGGTTGTACTAAAATCTCTTCTATTACATTAGATGAGATATTTATGCCACCTTCAAGGCCGGTTCCTCTATTATTTTCATCACTTGGCATCGAATAATCCCTCTCGTGCTCTTACGCAGCTCGCAATGATCTCAAATTTGTGGTCAATTTGGCCAAAAAGCTGCTTTGGTTCCGCTAAAGACACGATTTCATAGTAAATATCACCATAGGAGACAAAATCGCCTACGCGGACAAACAAGTCCTGATCTTCTGTTAGTCTTCTTTTATGAAAGTTGATCGTGATACTTGAATCTCTGTCTATTCCGACGTTTCCCATGAACGAAGTTTGGGATCCTCCAAAGTTTACCAGGGCATATACTCTAATTGGGGGCAAAAACGTCTTACGTATAGCCTCACCATAAAGATCGTGAAAGTTTGTGCTTTCTACGCTAATAGGATAGTACAAAATTTGTTGCCCAATGACTTGTTCAATCAATTCATCGTTAACTTGTTTTACTAAATCGCGCTCTTTTTTACCAATGAACAAGGGAGGAGGCGGTTGATTTGGTTGTGACCATTTTTTTGCCATCTTTTACCCCCTTATCCTACAAATATTGTTAGTGGTGTCTTTTCTTGTACTTTCAAGGCAGAATCAGACATGCCAGCTTCTTGTTCCGCTAGTCTTGCATAAGTTAGTTCGTCCAACACTGTTTTTAATTCTTCTCTTAGGTTGTTTTGTTCTTCTTTTCCTTGAGAAATAAGTTCCGCTCCATTTAAAGTTATTGATTCGCCCGGTATCGGTATTGAACCAAACTTGCCTCGAACATATCCTAAAACTTCTTTAGAAACGGCTAAAGCGAATCTCCTGATCCACTGTTTGCCCATCGAATTTATATTTTTAAATGGTATATTTTCAAAAGGAAGTGTGTTCATGTTATTAATACCAGTTGTGTTAGTCTGTCTATCGTTGTCGTCGTCCCAAACATCCTTTTCGTTTTTAATCACAAATTCAAACCAAATTTTTGTTGGACCAGACGATACTGCTTGTGGAAACAATCTTAATTTATTATTTCTTAATTCATAAGAATAGTGTGAATTTCTTGTGTATATGGCGTCTTCAAAAGACATAGCCTGAAGCTTGTTTTGCCATACAGGCACTATCTGAAATTGTGAATCGTCTGCGAATTGGCCATAATTTTGTAAATTACCAACGGTGTTTAGACCTCCATAATAGCCATAAAAGCGCCACATAGCTTGTGGTGTCTTATAATAAACTTTTTTAATCATAATCTTGCTATTGTTCACTTTCCCGTAATAAGACACATCTGTGTCGGTAGAAGCGTTAGTTGCAATAATTGTTTGCAAGTCATAATCTTGTTGGCCATTTACTGTATTTATTGATGCTGAATAAACTGTATCATAACCTCCAACGGAAGCTTCTGTCGAAAATGCATCGCCGGCTCTTCTTGCATAGCCGAACTGCATGTTTGGAAACTTGAGAGCCACATGTGAACCGCTCAATTCTTTTCCTGTTGCCATATTTACAGAGCCGGATTTGATCACACCATCTTGATCAAAACTCCCCGTTGTTCCACCAAGCATTGAAGATAATGAATTCTTTGCCTGGTGGATGTTGACAAGGTAAGAGTATTCTAGGCATGCCTCTTCATAGGCTGCAAAAATATTTCCTTCGGTCAATTCTATATCTAAGACGTCTCCGCCTAATTTCTTATATGTATAAGCAACCTGATCAGCGGCGCCTCTTAAGAAATCATTATCTTGAGTGTCTTGCTGTTCGTCAGAAGGCGTGGCGTACAAATAAGCACCAAAGGCCAGTGAAGACGAAACATTGCCGGTTGAGCCAGTGGCTGGTAATCTAATAGCGCTAATTGTGCTTGCGGGCTGAAGTTGTGTTGTTCTTGCCATTCATGTGGGTTCCTATAATATAAGTAGTTTTACAAAAAAAGAAAACCCCCGCCTCTTGCGAAGCGGGGGCATAATTATAAAAATTATTAAGAAATAGTCATCAACTATTAGTCTTGGTAAGTCAGGCCTGGTGTACGAGTTATCGTAATACTCTTCAAAAGAATTTGAGAATCCTGGTTGGTGCTCTGAATGGTAAGATAAGGCACAACCACGTCGCCAGAATCAAAAGTAAAAGCAGCTGTGGTTGATGGAGCGGCGAGTGTACCGGAGTCCATCACCTGGGCGCCGACATGCTGATATGTTACAGCACCAGCGTCCGACACAGTAACCTTAAATCTATGATTTTTGCTCGCTGCGGTAGCGTCAGTCGAATCTGTATATGTACCGGTACCACCGTCATTCAGGTCTGTAGCAATTTGAACGTCATCAGCTGATTGAACACCAAACGTGGCAAAGTCAGTATATAGCGGATCGCCGGTTGCTGCAGCGAGGATTCCACCGTGGCCAGCTTGAAAGGCCTGGACTTTTCGAAATCCGATTGAAACAGCATCGTTGTCTGTCCAGTCTTCACTGTACCAAGTTACGTCGAAAGTCATAGCATGAGTACCGATTGTACATGCTGATCCACCTCCCCACTCTGTACCACCGAGTACCAATTCAAGACCGGTGTTATTTGCGGTTGCGGCATCACCTTGAAGATTTAAACCTGCTGCAGTGTTATTTGTGTCAGTTGCAACTGTGGTGCCCTCGACTTTAAAGCCGGCGGCGGCTACGGTGTGTGCGGCGACACAAAAAGCTGTGGCGGGGTACATTTGTCCTCGCGGGCCGGGAAAGATTGCACTGAATCTGTCAGCATTCGCCATTACGCCGTCTGCACCAGCATTACCTGCAATGTTTGAGATAATCGGTGTTGGGCACGAAATATAATCCCAGTCGAAAATTGTTGTAGGCATGGTCTGCTGGTGATTTGCCATCACCATTGCAGGATGCATCTGCCTTCTTAATAAATTAATTGCTCTTTTTGATCCCATTATTTTTTCCTCCTATATTTGAAAATTATGGTTTTTATGCATTTATTATGCACTAGTAAATAGTCTTAAAAATGCAAAAAAGAAGGCCCTGGGATCGCTCCCAGGGCCTTTTGTAGTCAAGATCCTAAATTTATTTAAGAAATATTTTTAGAATTATCCAAGTAGATCTTGGCAAATGACAAGACCGTACATATCAGGTCTTACCATCTTCTTGGCATAGCGGGTCATGACCCCCTTACGAGGCACGAAGTCCTCAATACCGAAGATGGTAGGTGTGACCTGCAGTGGTACATATGGAGCGTAAACATATCCGCTCTCAAGGAACGAATTACCCTTACGTCCAACCAATACAACATTGCGTGGGAAATATGGGTCAACATATATATCCCACTTCTTGCTGAGTGAACCTGTCTTGACAGCACCAACCGAACCACGGTCGGCATCGCCAGTAACATCGGCACGGAATCCAGCAGTGAACTCAAGGATGTTAGCAACCTCAGGACCACAAACAATGAAGTTTGCGCCACCACGGAGTGTCTTACGGTGAATCTGAGCAGAAACATCGTTAATGGTCTCGACAAGAGTCTCATACCACTCAGACACAGTACCGGTGAAGTCAGGAGCAACGGTAGTTGCACCAACCTCGTGGCCAGCAGTGCGGTGCACGAACTTACCAGGGCTGCGGGACCAGTAATAAGTACCAGCCTTAGAGTCCTTAATAAGATCCTCAAGAATCTCACGGTCAATCTCAAGAGCAATCTGCTCAGAGAGGATACCAGTAAGCTCAACCTCA